AGAAAAGTGATTTTTCTTTTCGTCTTCCTCACCATTATTTTTAGAAAAGGGAGTAACTTGGCCCATATTTCCTTACTTTAGTGGTGGGGCATATAATAATCCTCCATGAATATATAATTTGTTCAATCCACGTTTCAGCCCCAACGGAGTATTTTCTCCCACGTTTCGTTCATATATTTCTCTATAATTTCCAACTTGTTTGATAATATCATAAGACCAAGTTGCATCCAATCCAAGTTTTGCTCCAAGATGTGGATGGTCTATTCCATTTAACTCACCCATAAATCGTTTAATACTTGGGTCAATATTGTTCTTAAACCCATCTATATTCTGAGAATCAATCCCCATTTCTTCTGCAATAAACAAAACATAAATTGTCCAACGAACTATATCCGACCAACGTTGGTCACCATATCTCACAACTGGGCCGAGTGGTTCTTTTGAAATAATCTCAGGAAGAATCAAGTGTCTTTCGGGATTTTTAAAACCCAATCGGTTTGATGCAAGACCCGACCTATCCGTTCCATACATATCACATTTACGGTCTAAATAATAATCCTTTGCTTTTTCACCTACTGGCACTACAACTGGAACATACTGTAAAAAATGTTTTGTAAAAAAATCCTTAGTATTTTTTGCAGCAGTTCCAGTTGAACTATAACATATTCTTGCACCCTCCATCTGTTTTGCAGATGAAACTCCAAGAGTTTTTCTTACAATGAATCCCTGACCATCATAGTAAGTGGTGGGCATAAATTCTAATTTTTTAAGAACATTTCTAGTATACGTATACGTAACAGTGGCCGATACAACATCAACCGTTCCATCTATCAAATAACTAAATCTTGTTTTACCGTCTATTATTTCAAATTCAACACTATTTCTATCCCCAAATACAGCTATAGCAATTGCCCTGCAAATGTCTATATCAAACCCCCTAAAGTTTAATGCACCCAATTCTTCATCCCAAATTTCTTCCCCAAACCCCGGCATAGAATCTTTAGCGCCACATATTACATGGCCTCGTTTTTTTACTCTATCATATGTTGCACTGTAAGTTGGATTATATTCTGGTTTGGGTTTATTTTCTTCTTCCTCCATCCACATTTTTTTGACCGCCTCTTTTTCGGTCATAGACATCTTACTGTGGTCGTGAGATTTCATTTCTTCACCATCTGCAACAGAACCAGAAGCAAATAACCAGAATACCCACACCATTGCAATGAAAACTTTACCTACCATTATCATTGTAATGCCCGATATACTTCTAACAATTCTTCGTCTGAAATTGGTGTAGACAATGTATAATATCTCTGATGCCCGACTGACATGAAGGATTTAATATCAGAAAAACTAGGATATTTCATGAGTAGATTATGAAGAAGATAGTCTGGACTCAAATGACAAGATGCACACTGATTATCTTTTGCAAATACCCTTGTTGATTTTTTAAATCGTTCCGATTGGACTAATACTGAATTGAGGTCTTTTTCCATCCATGTGACTTTTTCATTAATGTCTGGAATAACCATGAAAATTAAATATACTAATAATCCAATAATCATGTATATCCATAATTTACTTGAAACAACTAGGTCTTTGGTTTCCACCTCTATTTGTTTTACTGGTTCCAACTCCATCACATCAACATTCTCATTTGCTTTTTTCTTTGTTGCTTTTGTTTGTTCAGCCATAATCTACCTCACTTCTTTCCTGCTTCGTTAAGTTTCTTAGTGATTTGTTGTTGAAACCACTTGAGAACTATTGGTATACTTACGTTTGAAGTCAACCCGAATAGATATCCCACAGGGTAACGATAACTCGCATATGCGGCAAGTTGTGGCACATTTGTAAATACAATTGAAATCAACAAATATCCAGTTGCAGACATTCCCATATTAATGAGCAAATCTAGTAATATCAACCATGCATGGCCACTATACTTATCCTTATTGTCTTGTCTATAATTAAATAGAAATATCCAAAAAGATGAAAAGAGAACTAATCCCAACATCATCAATTCAGAAGTATTGAATATATCAATCATTTTTCTTTGTCTCTTGTTTAACCAATTTTAATAATTCTGCTGTACTACCAACAAACAATGCATTGGTTACATTTTGTGCTCTATTGACTTCCTGCCTTTCTCCATCATTTTCTATTATTTGTTTCTTACGATGAAGCTCCATTAATTTTTCTTGAGTATCAGTCATGTTTTTCAATAATTGACCGAATACTTCAAACGCTCTTGGAGATTCTTCCGCTTTAGCAATATCCAAAAGTTCATCCATGGCATCTCTACCACGTTCAATAATATGATACATATTTTCACGAGCATATTGAAAATCAGTATCCTCTTGTCCTTCCTTGTCAACTACAATAGGAAGGACTCCGTTTGTATTTAGAATTTCAACCGATTCTTCTGGTATATCTTCAACGAGATTTAAATGTTTTTCAATTCTATTCTCGATTAATTTTTCAACTTTCATTAACTATCTGTTCCAGCTACTGGATCATGTGTTACTCCTTGAGGGAAAAATTCAAAAGTTTCACTAAATCCAAAATCTTCATCTGTTATATCTGAGGTTTGTGCGGTAACTGTCGCTCTACTGACTGTTGCTCCGGCAGAAGCGGCTGCAGAAGAATCTTCTGTCATTATTCGTATTCTTGTTGAATCATCATAATCGTGGTTATTCAATATGAAATAATTTGTTGAATAAGAAGTACTATCTTCTGAAACAAAATATACAGGTTCAACCACAGAAGCTTTAGACATAAGATGTGTATCAACCGCAACCGTTTCAATAACTTTTGCATTGTCTGATATATCTGGATATAAAAATCCTTTCATTGTAAAAGAAAGAGTCCAAATAATAGACCGTCTTGTTGCAAAATCTCCCTCATATGTATCTTCACTTGTTACCGAATTTAACACAAGTGGAATATCTCGTACTTCTTCCATAGAAGAAACAAGATTCATTGTTACTGTAAATTCAGGAGTAAAAAATGGAAGAATTTGTTCTAAAACTTGTGTTCCATCTTCTGCATTTTTTACAAAAATATAAAGAGAAAATTCCCAATTATAAGGAACTGGATTGAATTGTTTCTTGAGTCCCGTTGTTCCTTTTTTAACATTACGATTCAACGTATTAAGTTTTCTCACACTATCATAAGTCATTGAAAGTAACTCAAACCCCATTCGTGGAACAGTAAGAGCCACTTTTGGATTTAAATTAGGGTCAGAACTGATCCTAGTCAACATCTTGTCTTTAGGGCCATACGAAAGAGGAATCTTAATGACTTCGGTTACTGCATCAGAACTATCTGTTCTACGAACTTCTATAGTATTGAATAACGAACCAAATGCAACCACCATCTTTCTTGAAATTTGATGATAAAAATATGTTCCAAACATTATGGGTTTTCTCCAAACGGATTAGATTCAGAAAAGTCAAAAACGGAATCTGCATCAATCTCAAATTGTTTATTACTAGAAACTTGTTCTGATGTACCAGCGTCAATTGTTGTTAAAGTTTCAGAAGTTTCATCTGTTGTAATCTTGGTTGAATATGTTCCAGTGGCCAAACTCGTTGCACCTGTTAAAATTTCTCCTACTGTAAATGTTCCTGTCATATTGATAAGATAGAGATAACTAGTTGCGGAATCCCACCTTGCAACTTCACCAGTAATTGCAGAAGTTCCTCCTGTAACAGTTTCACCATCAGTGAATGTTCCAGAAATACTCGACAATTCAAATGTACGAACAAAAGATTGTTTCTTTTCAATTACATCTATTTCATCTACACCAGTATCAAGAGCTTCTTCAGAATATGTAAAGAGTTCGCAAGTCAAATCAAATGTTGGAAGAGCACCATTTTGATAGAAAGGTGTTTCATGTTCAACAAACATAATCTGAAAGAGTTTGTTGGTTAACCCAAAATATATGAGGTCACCTTCTTTTGGTCGAGTTCCAATGTCCAACCCTTCCCATGCTCGTCTTGACATAGAAAAGATAATTTGGTCACGTACTTCTAGACCAAATTTGGAAACAAGATCTCCCTCACCCTCAAATCCATCAACCGATTTGATGTACATTTCAACCGAATATGCATCTTTATATTCAGAAATAGAATCTTCACCCAATATTGTATCTTCATTTACAAGAGTCCTTGGAATATAATTTACATCATATCCAGTAACTTGAATTGATTCAGAAACAATTGAATGTAAAAGTTCTTGGTCATTTCTCGCATCAAATGTACGAAAATAAGAATTCGTTGGCATTTGGTTATCCTACGTAAAAGTTATCAGGCAAAGAATATTTCAACTGCATTTCTTCATCCAGTTTTTCTAATTCTGTGTTTCCATCATCATATATTTGTCTCCCATTCAAAGTTGCACCCCCTGGCAGTTGCATCCCTTCAAACTTGATTAAGTTTTGGCCCCATTGTTTTTTGAATAACGCTGTCGTATATTTCTTCAAAAAGATATCATTATACATTTCTGTGTAAGTTCCTCCATCAATTTTTTTATAACACTGAATTATAATCCAATCACCTATATCTACTGCACTATCCCAATCCATGTCGAGATGAAGTTTATCTGTCTTGCGATTAAATCTAATTTGTCGTGATGCACCACTTGAAAACATTTGATTCATAAGAGAAAGGTTTTGTTTGGTAAATGCAAAATTAGACAAACCTCCCGCTCCTCGAAGAACATTTGGAAGTTCGTTGAGAGCAAACTGATATTCTACCGAAAACATACTATCTGAAGAAAGACCACCAACAGGCATAATATCCCTAACCCCAATAATAGTATCATCAATTGTTAAATATCGTGAATCTACATTACCAAACGAAACGGCCGTCGCTTGTGTTGCGTGAGGCACACCAGTTGCACCAGAACTTCCACCTGTTACCGTTTCCCCCGAAGCAAAGGTTGCACCAGAAGTATTTGCGGCCAGAAGTCCGTTTCCATCTTTGTGTCCTTTAAATTTCAGAACAGTAGTACTTGTAACCTCATGTATTGTTGCAGTTGCGTTTGATGTTCCACCCGTAATCGTTTCTCCTGCTGTAAACGTTCCTGTCGCTGCACTCGCAAAAGTAAGAGTACTTGCTGCTACTTGTTCTGGTAAATAATGTACTTCTGTTCCATCAAAATGATACTCTTGAAACAGTTGAATTGACTCATCAATCATATCATCCATCTGTTCGTCTGCAAGATTGATATCAATTACTGGTTTGCCTAATTTTCTCAAACAATA